CATTCCCGGCGAGATTAATTGTTTCTTCCGGCAGGTAGTATTTGGCGAACATGATGAAATCTTTTTGTGTGATTTCACGCTCGACCTCTTCGCCGGAATCGGGATCGATTAACATTCGGGAAATTGTTCGTTGCTCACCCTCGAATAACAAAACAAGCGCACAAATGTCGATCTTGGAGGCCAAATCAAGCGCACAATAGCACGGCTGGCCCTTAAAATCGGATAATTTAAGGGTTGGATTGGTACACGCGGCCCACTTGGTCATGTTCATCCAGGCTTGGCCAGCGGAGGTCCAGCGGTTTAAGTGCTTGGTTAGGTTGATATTTTGTTTTGATACGTCGGTTAAGGTTTCGGTAAATTTTCGTTTTAAATAGTCCTCCTCAATCGACACCATGTAGTTTGGATTGGCCTTTTTCCAGTTATCGAAGTCATCTATCTTGTCATCCTGATCAATCCCGTACATCAAAGCGAAAAATGAGTCATCCTCAATGGTCCCATCAAGGATTTTACAAGCGCGAAGGTATAAATCGTAGCAGGGAGTGGAAGTGTCGGTCCCAGCGGTTGTTACGATGAGTAAAAGAGGTTGTTCTCTTGCACCCATGCCGGTCGAAATAGTGGCCCAACGAAATATTACTACCCAACCAAGGAGAAGGATTCGTTTAAAATCGACGGACCCGTGAGTTTAATAATGGCTGTGAGTCGGGCGATGAAGAAGGTTGATGTTGGGAGTGTTTATGATGGATTGAGTAAAGAGGACATGAGGAGAAAACTTCGTGGCGAGATTTAAAACTTTTTTTATTTGACTTTTTCAACAAATCCCTTTATTATCCCACCAAATGTACTAGAACAACCGTTCTATATTATATTACTTTAATTGCGGGAACTTAACAAATGCGACCTTAACCAATGGAAATTAAACAGAAATTATCAAAACTATTTCACCTTGTCTCGACATTGATAACCTTCTCCTTCGATGTGCGGGATTTATTTCTTTTTATCGGATTGTTTTTTGTCGGCTACGGATTATGGCTATATGCCCCCTGGATTGGATTCACGGTTGCGGGATTTTTATTAATGCTTCTTGCTCTGGCAATGAAAGGAAAATAACGGCAATTTAACCACGCCCTGGAGATAGACCGACGGGTCGAAAACTGGAATCCCTGCCAGCTTCTCCAGGAAAAATTACAGGTGACGTCATAGGGAAAGCGTGAAGGTTATGTGCTGAAAATTGTCGATAGTGGGACGGCTTCCTCAGATCAACAGGCTACTCAACCTCGCGCTTAGCGAAGAAAAAGCGTGGAATCCTTCCCTGTGGAATTTAATCGGTTCCCAAGATCAATCCGGCTCCAACGTAAACGAACATACCTCCCTCACCTATTCAGCCGTCTGGAACGCAATAAACTTATACGCAGGCGCATTATCCACTCTCCCCCTACACCTATGTCGCACAGATAACAAAAAGACCATAGAGGTCAGGGAAAAGAGATTATTTCACGTCCTTCATTCCGCGTTCAACCCCATCATGACCGCAAGTGTTGGTCGAGCCGTGTTAATCGCCCATTTAATGTCCTGGGGGAATTGCTTTGCCGAGAAAGTTCGCAATGGTTACGGTGAAATCACCCAACTATGGCCCATTACTCCTAACCGAGTTCAAATTACAATGGAAGATGGCGTATTAATTTACAAAATCTCCGTTGATAACGTAATCTACAAGTTCACCCGTGACAAGATACTCCATATCCCAGGCCTTGGTTTCGACGGATTCCAGGGCTACAGCGTAATCTCTATGGCCCGTAAATCCATCGGCCTATCAATGGCGATGGAGACATTTGGATCACTTTATTTCGGCCAAGGTACACACCCAGGCGGAATCGTAACTCATCCGACAACCCTCAAAGACCCAAAGACTTTCCGTGAGGCGTTCGATGAGGAATACAGCAGCTTATCCCAATCCCACCGAGTCATGTTGCTCCAAGAAGGGATGAAGTTTGAGAAAGTTGGCATTCCCCCTGAAGATGCTCAGTTTCTCCAATCCCGAACCTTTCAAATCCCGGAAGTTGCGAGATGGTTTAACTTGCCTCCCCATAAGCTAAAGGACCAGTCTCGGGCAACAAACAATAACATTGAATCCGAGCAGCAATCCTACGTTACAGACTCATTGCTTCCGGTTGCCATCAATATTGAGCAAAACCTCGACCTCCAGCTTCTTTCCGACATCGAGCGATTCAAGCAATTTTACTACTTCCGGCACAATTTTGACGGATTGCTTCGAGGTAACAGCGTAGACCGTGCCAATTACTACAAAACAATGACATCTATCGGCGGGATGACCATCAACGACGTTCGCGCCAAAGAAAACTTCGACCCATTTCCCGATAGTTACGCAGATGAACCGTTCATCGCAGTAAACAACATGATTCCATTAAGTAAAGTTGACGAGTGGATGAAAAATCAAGCAAAATCAACCCCTGCAAAGCCGTCCGCAGGACAGGAGGTCCAAGATGCTAATCCAACATAAAACTTCAGTCCGCTCCCGTGCGAATAAGAAAGAGATCCAGGACAAATCCCCCACGGAGGCGACGATCTACCTTTATGGAGACATTGGCGGGTGGGCTGGAATAGATCACCAGGAATGGATCAAGGAATTCAACGCGCTTTCCGCCGATACCATCCATCTCCGGGTTGACTCCAGCGGTGGTGATATCTTCGCGGCAAGGGCCATGAAAACCTGCATTGAGCAACATAAAGGAAAGGTAATCGCTCATGTAGACGGCCTTGCTGCTTCTGCTGCATCATTCATGATTATGGGTGCAGACGAAATCGAAATCGTGGACGGTGGATTCATTATGGTTCACAAGGCCATGTCGATGATTGATATTCTCGGATACTTCAACGAGGACGACCTGGAAGATCTCTGCGAAGAGATGCAGAAAGAAATGCAGCTCCATTCCAAAATAAACGATGCCATCGCCAGCGATTATGCCAAGAAAACGAAAAAGAAAAAGGAAGAGTGCTTGGTCTGGATGGAGGAGGAAACCTGGTTCACAGCTCAGGAATCCCTCGACGCCGACTTAGTGGACCGAATATACGATGGAGAACCGGTAAACGGTGCCTACGACCTATCCATATATGCCAAGGTTCCGGAGACTCTAAATATCCGTAACCAATCTTCATCCAAAATAAAACGTGCAGCGGAAAAGGCCCTACGCGATGCAGGGTTTAGCGATAAGCAAGCGAAAACGATCATAGCGAAAGGTTACAGTGATGATTCCCGTGACGGTGATCCTCTTGCAACCGATCCCCCTGTTGACCCACCGGTTGAGCCGAAGCGTGATGTCGAGGGCCCTGTGGTAGACAAGGCAAAAAAAGATCGCATTTCTGACTTGCTGTGCCGAGCGGAATTGGTAGCTCCATCCATAACCTAACCATCAAATAGGAGGCATTTAAAATGAAAACAGTTTCTCAGTATAAAAACGATATCAGTACCTTGATGAAAAAGGTTAACGATATCGATGCCCAGGCGACGAACGAAAATCGGGACCTCATGGATTCCGAAATTCTTCTCAAAAACGAAATCCTCGACACGATTGAGGACCTTACCAAAACGGTGAAAACGCTGGAGCGTCAGGACAGAGTGAATCGCGCTCTGGAATCCACAGATCCTCCGGCCACGGTCAACAAAAACAAAAAAGACGATCCTCCGCGCCAGGACAAGGAAAAATTCAACTCCTTCGGCCAGCAGTTGGCGTGTGTCATGCAGGCCGCCATTCCCGGTGGGCGCGTTGATCCCCGGCTCTACAATGCGGCGGCTTCCGGCATGAACGAAACGGTCGGTTCCGATGGTGGATTTCTTGTCCAGCAGGATTTCGCACAGGAACTCCTCCAAGACGTTATCCAAACCGGCATCTTGGCCTCCCGCGTGGGTCGGCGTATCCCCATTTCCGGTAATGCCAACTCCACCAAGATCAACGGGATCGACGAAACGTCCCGTGTCAGCACCCGTTCCGGTGGAATTCTGGCCTATTGGGCAGCGGAGGCTGAGGAGAAAACGAAGTCCAAACCCAAGTTCCGGGAGATTGAACTCAACCTCAAAAAGCTCATCGGCCTGTGCTACGCAACCGACGAAATGCTGGCCGACTCTGCCCAGCTCGAAGCGGTTATCCGTGAAGGGTTTACCAGTGAGTTCGGATTCCAGATCGACGACGCCATGATCAACGGCACGGGCGCAGGGATGCCTCTCGGAATCC